CACCGATGCACGAGGGCGCTCCCAGCGATCCACGCTTTGACCCGGTAGAGGGGTGAGCATGGAGAATCTGCGGAAGAAGACGGCCATTGTCTGGGAGCCCGGTGGCATATTCGTCGAGATCGCCAAGCGGCTTGCAAAGGACTTTGGGCGGGTTCTCTACTGTAACGATTGGGTCGGATCGTATCCGACTTCACGGGGCCTTGTTGTCGGCGCTGGCGACCCTGACTTTGAGCGCGTGGTCAACCCATGGGAGCATGCCGACGACATTGATCTTTGGGTCTTCCCAGACGTTTATAACGCTGGGTTGCACACTTACCTCCGATCACAAGGCAAGCGCGTTTGGGGATGTGGCTATCCTGGGTCGATGCTGGAGCTAGATCGCGTCTTCACAAAGAAGATGATGGCAAAGGCGGGGCTCCCTGTCGGCGACTACAAAGAAATCAAGGGGATTGCCGCCCTCCGCAAGCACCTCAAGGCCAACGAAAAGCAGTTCGTCAAATTGGGCGGACACCACGGCGAGCGCGGCGACATCGAGACGTTGAACGCGCTCAACTATGATCACGCCGAGCCAGTGTTGGACGAGGTGGAACATCGTCTCGGCGCGCGAGCGCACGTCATGGATTTTGTCGTCGAGGCGGCTATCGATCCTGCCATTGAGACCGGGTGGGATGGCGTGGCAGTTGACGGGAAATTCTGGTCGAAGACTATGTGCGGGATCGAGAAGAAAGATCAAGCTTACGTTTGCCGGGTCATTGATCGCGCCAAAGTCCCCGATCAGGTCTGGGACGTTAACCGCGCCGTATCCGCCTACATGCGCGAGAATGAATATCGGGGCTCTTGGAGCACGGAAGTCCGCGTGACGCCTGACGGCAATGGATATCTGATTGACGGCACAGCGAGATGCGGGAGCCCGCCGAGCGAGTTGATGCAGATCATGTGCAACAACCTCTCCGAGGTCATGTGGTATGGCGCCGAGGGGATACTGATCGAGCCAGAATTTGACGGGAATGTGTGGGGCGCGGAAGTTCTCCTTCACTCGACATGGGCCGACCAGAATTACGCGCACATTCGCTTCCCGGACGAATACCGGGACAACATAAAACTGCGCCACTACACCGTTATCGACGGCGACATTTACGTTAGCCCGCAAGCGACAGGAATGCCGGAAATCGGTGCGGTCGTCGCAACTGGCAAGACGGCAAAAGAGGCAATAGATAAAGCCAAGAAAATCGCAGAGACCGTGGAAAGCCATCAGCTTGAAATCCCCGTTGAAGCGATGGACGATGCGCTTGAGGATTTGAAGAAAATACTGTCTCAGCCCGCGAGCGCTCCTATGTCGAAGGAACAGAGCGCGGCGGAAGAGGCCAAGAAGGCCGGCAAGATTTCACAGCGCCAGTATGACAAGCTGGTCGAACGCAACGGATGGGCCTGAACATGCCAAAAGGTGAGAGCGCGTCCAACAAGAGCGGGCTTAGCACGAACGCTCCCGAAGCAATGCACGAATACAAGGAGCCACACGAACGCAAGGACGGTCCTTGGGAAGATTATGAATTGGAGCATGCCGGCCGCACTATCGATCACGCCGAGAAGATCAAGGCGAATCCTAAATTAGTCGAGGCCGTCGCCAAGCATCACGAGAAAAAGGCCAAGATGCACCATAAGCTGGCAAGCGGCCTAAAGCATCACATGGCGCGCGGGCTGGTTTCAGAGAAGGCCCTCGCAAAGGCGTCGAAGCGTGGCTGAGGTCTGGGACCAGGCTGCATCCGGCGACTCCGCGCGATGGGCGCCGCAGGTTGCCACCCGCGAGAATAATGACAAATCTCCAGAGAATAGACCGCAGGATATTGACGAAGAAAAGCAACAGTTTCTTGATGTTCGTAAGTTAAGAACAATGTTCTTGGACTATTTGACCAGTAAGGTTGACGAGATCGAAGAACAAAAAGATGCTCGAAGGTATTACCATGGAGCTCATTGGACGCCTGAGCAAATAAATACTATGCGCCGCCGCCGCCAGCCGCCGCTCACTTGGAACCGCGTATCGCGCAAGATCAACCAGATTGTCGGCATTGTTGAGCGCGGGCGCTCCGACCCGAGGGCGCTCCCCCGCCACGTCCGCAGCGAGCAGGGCGCGGACCTCGCGACGCAGGTCATTCGCTACGTGCTGGAGGCCAATGACTTCAAGGGTATTGATCCTTGGTGCTTGCTTCAGTCAGGGATTGATGGCGTCGCCGGGGTGCAGCGCGTCCTGACTAAGGACGACAAAGGGAAGGTCGATATTGCCATTGCGTGGGTAGTTGGAGACGAATATTTCTATGACCCGAAGTCCTATCGCGCCGACTTTTCCGATGCTCGTTATGAGGGCATAAGCAAGTGGTTCGATATCGATGAGGCGATTGAGCTTTTCCCTGACAAGGAAGACGAACTTCGCGGGCTCATTGAAGGCGACAGCGATCTCACGACGAACGCCGACCGCGAGTATAAGTGGGTCATCACTTCGTCGCAGCGCGTTCGCATCATTGAGCATTGGTATAAGAACCGAGGCAAATGGTGCTGGGCATTCTATGTCTCGACCGTCATCCTCGACCAAGGCGTTTCTCCATTCTTTGACGAGCGCGGCAAGAGCGATCGATCATTCAATATGTTCTCGGTCGCGGTGGACCATGACGGCGACCGCTACGGCTTCGTCCGCAATCTGAAGGGGCCGCAGGACTCGCTCAACCAGAGCAAGTCGAAGCAATTGCATATCGCCAACTCGCGCCGGATCGTCGCGGACAAAGGCGCGGTTGATGATGTGGAGAAAGCCCGCATCGAAATGGCGCGGCCTGACGGCTATATCGAGGTCAATCCTGGCCGCACGCTAAAGCCTGACGACAAGCCGCAGGACGTGGCGGTCTTCGGCGAAATGGCTTCCGGTGCGGCGAACGAAATCGACCAGTTCGCCAGCATCAACATGGCCGTCCTATCCGGCGCGTCCATCGCGAACATATCGGGCCGGGCGATCAAGTTGCTCCAACAGCCTGGAATGGCCGAGTTGGGGCCGTTCATTCTGAATTATCGCCAGTGGAAGCTGAAACTCTATCGGGCGATTTGGAACGCGGCGCAGCGTCATTGGACTTCGGAAAAGTGGATTCGCATATCTGACGACGAAAATCAAAAAAAGGCGTTCGTTCAGATCAACACCATGTCTCTCGACGAGTTTGGTCGACCTGTGATCGTCAACGCGCTCGGTGCGCTGGACGTGGACATTGTGCTTGAGGAAGGGCCGGACACGGGGTCTTTGACCGAAGACCTATTCGATATGCTCAAGGGATTGCCGCCTGGCGCGGTCCCGCCCGCCGTGCTCATTGAGCTGTGGCCTGGGCCCCGCGCCGAGAAGCAGCGCCTCATGAAGATGATGTCTCCGCAGCCGACACCGCAGCAAATGGCGATGAAGCAGGCCGCTGATAAGTTGCAGATGGAGCACGCCGCGATCACAAACGCGAAAACTGCCGCTGACGCTCGCAAGTCGGATGCGCTGGCGTCGAAAGCCATCGCGGAAAGCCAACAGGCCGGTGCGCAGACGCAACTCGACGCCACAGAGTTGCAGCACAAGATTTGGACCGAGGCGCTGGCATTGTTCCAGCCTCCGCAACAGACAGCCGCGCCAGGCCAAGCGCCCGCGCAGCAATAGGAATCGTCCGCGCCAACGACATGGCGTGCAAGTTCGGGACTTGAAGTCATCCCGCCGCAAGCGATCCGCGATATGGCGCAACGTCTCCCCGGAGCAGACGCAAAAGCCCCGCCGCTTCACAGCGATACCGTGAGAAACCACCATGGCGAAAGACGACGATATTCTGCGCGATGCGATCATCGGCACGGAGAAAGAGGTATTCGGCGACGCCTTCGACAAGGAGGAATTGACGCTCGACGAAACCGGCGACCGATCGATTGAAGCGATGGGCGAAGGTCTCGAAGGGCAGAGAGAACCCGAAGATGAAGGCGACGAAGAGGAAGATGTCGAGACGACAGAAGCCTCTGAGGACAAGCCGGAGGGAGAAGAGGCAGCTACCACCGAGACCACCGCGGAGGTTGCTGCGGAAGCCGCTCACGAAGCGCAGGGGCGTGTTCCGTCCGGGCGCCTACGTGAAGAGGCAGAGAAGACGCGCGCGGCCCAGGCCGAACGTGATGCGCTCAAGGCGCAACTCGAAGCGGAGAAGACGGCAAGCCAAAGAGCAATCGCCGAACTCAATGCGAAATTCGAGGGCTTCATTGCTTCCCAACGCCAGCCGGCGCAACCCGTTCAGCCGAAGCCTGAAGAGGCCACG